GTGGCATGACACCGAGAAACTCCGCTGTAGTCCCAATCTCGGTATAATCGTTAGGGCTTGGTGTTGCTGTGCAGCATAATTTGTATGGTGTGTAAGCAAAACGTTCCTGCAGGTCTTTTGTTGTTTTCCCTGCGTACGATTTCAAAATCGAACTTTCATCTAGGACAACGCCGGAAAAGCTGTCTGTATCGAATTTATGTATCTTCTCATAATTGGTGATATTGATACCTGGTTTTATGTCTTCCTGACCTTCTGCCAGATTACAAGTAATTCCAAACTTTGAAGCTTCCTGCGCAGTCTGTTTTGACACCGCCAAGGGAGCAAGAATCAACACTGTACCTCCTGTATGTTTTGCAACCGCATCCGCCCATGATAATTGCTGGATGGTCTTGCCTAGCCCGGTATCCTCAAATAATGCAGCTTTTCCAATTCTAAGTGCCCATTTTGTTATTGCTTGCTGATAGTCAAACAGGTTTTCATTGAGGTTTTCTGCAGTGAATCCAGATGGTTCTATTGTGTATTCCTTAGTCTTTAAAAACTCTTCATATGTCATTCTTCATCACCTTCAAACAAAAACTCCAGCTGTTCTTCTGCATTTGCAGCACGTTCACAATTTTTCACTGACTGTTCGAAATAAGATTTTTTTAATTCTATTCCTACAGCCTTACGGTGCATCTTTATGGACTGGTACGCTTCTGATCCAATCCCCAGAAATGGAGTAAACACTGTATCCCCTGGATTTGTCCACAGCTCAATGCATCGTTCTATAACGTCTAACTGTAAAGGGCATATACGCTTTTCATCACGCTCTTCCCTCGCTGATGTACGATTGAGAGTGTTACTCTGTCGGATGTTCATCCATACCGGCGATGCATATTCCTGCCATTTGCTTACCGGAAATGATTCATTCGTGTGCGTTATCGGCTCTTTGTTTTCTCCCGGTTTCCTCATCGTAACAATGTAATCGGCAATGCCCTGACGGCTCATAGCACTATCTTTTTTTAACTGCTTGTGCAACAATCCTATATGTTTTGTTCGCTGCATAGCAACCACCGGATCTTTCCAGATTGTGATTTTGCTATGGTAGTAAAATCCATAATCCTGGAATAACTCTCTCAATATGCCCGGAAAATCTCGTAAACCAATAAATCCATCGCTTGCCTTTGTTGTAGGAAGGTCCATGCAGTGGATGCTGACCAATCTACCAGGTTTGGTTATCCGGAATAGTTCAGCTACGATATAACCAAACTGTTTGTAAAACTCTTCTGTACTGCGGCAGTTGCCTAAATCTCTCGGACTGTCACTGTAAGTGTATAAATCCTCGAAAGGTGGGCTAAAAATTGAATAGCCCATTGATTCATCCGGTAAACCCTGCATTACTTCGCAGGAATCTCCGTTGTATAATGCATAATGTTCTGTAATTACTTGATTGATTACTTTTTTCATTTCTTCTCCTTTCAAAAAAACAGTGTCTCTTGTATTGTGTTTTTTGATATGCCAAGCTCTTGCATAGCTTGCTTTATGATTTTTATTGCTTCTGCTGGTGTATAAGCCTGATTCCTTTTAGGTGTTGAACTTTTCTTCCAGTCATTCCACGATACTATCCAGTAAAACAATCCTGTATGGGGATAATCAGGTAGAGTGTAATCTATATCTGCCATATAAACGATAATATATTTTGGATATCTTCCAATGGATACCTCGCTTTCGTCATATGACTTCTTATACATGATTGCTTTCTTTTTCAATAGCTTTTCTATTTCTTTTAGATCCATATTTGATGCCCTCCATCCATGCGTCAAACTGCCCTCCCTTCCCGCATGTACCTGTGCGAGCTATTTGCCTTTTTATCAACTTTCCATCCTGCATGAAATAGGGTCGTTGTCTTGCTCAACACATGGATGGAGGACACCATTTTTTATTTACTGATCGTATGCCTATTGTTCCCGTTTGAGCCGCTTGTAGTTCGCGTTATACCAGCGTTCACACTCTTTACAATATGCATTGTGCCGGTTTTGTGTTTTCATGAATCTAAAATTACTTTCCGGCTTGTATTCGCCGCACATGCTGCACTTTCGCATTACATTTTCACGCACTGTTATCACCATCCTTTATCGGGTCCCATTTACGCAGCTGCGCATATATGTATATCCCTGCATTTACTTGATTGATAAAGACTTGTGCATCCTTAAACACATAGCCTTTATACTCCTGTTTCAGCATCCGCTCAATCACGGAAAAGTCTTCTTTCATCGCCCTGGCATGTTTTCGTTTGAAGGTGCTGTGATTCTTCCGGATGGTCGGTTGTTTCAAATTGCCCCGGCTTGTATTCCATCTACGTTTTCCTCGCGGCTTTTTAGTAATATAGTTTGCCATTCCAGTAACGCCATCTTCGTCATAATCGATCGGCCGTAGTTCATTACGTCTGCCCTTTTTCCACAACTTGTTAAGTTCGTCCATCGTCAATCCTCGATCAATTACAAAATGATGATGGCAACGTACTTCATCTTCCTGCCATTCCGTGATGTAAAGGTACTTCGCTCTGGGCTTCCCTTGCTTCTTCAAACGCTCATTCACACGGCGAAAGAAATTCCGGATATCTTTCAATGCTTCTTCCAATGTTTCCGGCTCTTTAGCATATGTGAAAGTTATCCAGTAAATTTGCATTCAGAAGACGGATCACATGCTTTCTGGCATTCTTATCATTGAGGTTCTGCATCTCCTCCTTTGTCGGCTTCCTTCTCCCGATCGGAATCTGACTCCATCTTGTAAACTCAGGGTATATTTCCACTTCCAGCTGTGTTCCTGCATAGATTGACTTTGTAGCATATACACTTTTTATCTTCCCATTTCTTAAAGCACGTTCTACTTGAGATTCTGACAACATACTTGCCTGTGTATCAAATGCTCGTTCATAGTCATAATCGAGATAGTTCTGCTTTGTCGGTCTTCCTCGCTGTCTATTGTGTTTCTTCATGTACATCTTCCTTTTTCCGTTGTTTTGTTAATATCCATTTCAAGGCCGGTAAGGACTATTCAGAAACACCTTTATACCCTTGCATTTTTAATGCTTTATGGTACAATAAAAGTAGGTTGAATAGTCAACTTCCCACTATGAAAAGAATGTTCTTCTTGTCAGGTTAAACATTCTTTTTTTATACTCTTCTGATCGCGCTGAGCATATCGTCGTACACCTTTATCCGTTGCTTGTATTTCATGTTCTCATCGATTCTATAAGCACCGACATAGTGCCTATTATCGGTGATCAGCATGAAGATGGAATCACTGCACAGAGCGACACGTATATCATTGCTCTTGTCTGCTTCCTGTATTTCCTGCAACAGTTCCGTCTGCATCTGCTTTATCGTCTGAGGTGTATCGTCCTTCGCATATCTCATTTCCTGTTTTGCTTCCTCATATGCCTGCATGATGATGTGCCGTAATATACACGCATCATCTTCTGACGATTCTTCCAGCCTTTCATCATTCAATACCATTCCATCATCAAACTGGAATTCAAAGCAGTGGATTGCGCGCCTTGTATTCAGCTTTTCTTCATAGACAGCACCTTTTTCCTCATTCAAGATTTTTATAAGATATAACTTTACACACTGATACAGATTTCCGTTGATGATGCGTCGTTCCATATCATCGTAATCTTTGAAAAACATACGTAATGGCATCACGATCTCTCCTCTCTTTCTTTTTGGATTATCCTATATGCGATACAATGCAAGAATTGAACGTTCGTTAGGTTTGTCGTATATGGTGAAACGCCGATCGTCTCATATATTTCTCCGTGATCCTGGGCGATTGCTTTCTTTCTGGCATATCGGATGCTGCGTTCCACCCCGGATGATGTCGTGCCTGTGATTTTGGCGATATCCGGATATAATTCTTTCGTCATTGATGTGTATTCTGTTTTTTTTGCCACGAGCATCGATACACCGATCTTTATGCATTCAAATCCTTTCAGATCCGGTGTTATCCCCATGTCAAGCAGCATTCCCGATAACCTGTCCATCTCCTCTTCACCTCTTGTTTCTTTTATTAGTCAGAATCTTTGACATGCTCAAAATTTTCACATGAATGTGATGGTCTCACATTCTTCATTCTTTTATTCACACAATGTCCCATGAAACACCGAATGAATTGTTTATCCACCTTTGTGTAATGCTGTACATAATATCGACAATTTACACATGACTCCTCTTTTTCGATTCCCTGAATGAGATAGTTGTTAAAAATCAGCATATTAAAAACCTCCTGTTTTCATTTCTATACTACGAAACTTCACAAGAGGTTGCTTTTGTATGTTGAAAATACATTGCGTTTTATGTTACAATGTCTCTGCAATCTCTTGTGGGTTGTAAGCTTGGCGTTGTCACACTTCTTGCCGGAAACAGACAGCGCCTCTTTATTTTTATAATTTCTCTATAAGTTTTCTAATCAATTCTGATTTTGATAACTTATTTTTTTTACAGTAGTTTTCTATTTTATCCACCGTATCATTATCTACTCTTATAGT